GCCACGTCGGCATCGCAAAGCGGCCTCCGGTTGCTGGCTGAGTCAGCAGGACTAGTAAAACTTTCAGTCTCCGTGGGATTAACTCCCACCGAGCATCAACTTTACTAGCTCCTTTGAAACCGACCCCAAGAGCGCGAACAAAGTTCGCTAGTGACCCGGCAGGGTACCATACCGATAAGGCATGGGCGACTCCGGCAGAGTGTTGGGCAGCTGCCCAAAACTTCACTGGAAGTCCACTAACCAGTTCTCCTCGAAAGAAGAACTTTTTAGCGAACTCAAGGGTTTTACCCCTCGCCTCCAGGGATTTCGCAATCCCTATACCAAGCCCGACCATGTCGCAAAATTTTCGGTACTCCCGAGCTACTCGGTCGTCGGCAATAACTATGTCATCACCTAAGACCGCATATCGGTCAAACCACTTCGCTTCCCCCGCTCTGTAGGCTGCGAATTGCACCATAGCATGGTGCGTCAAAGCTAGCATCGCCCAACTTGAAAAGGCTCCCATCGGTTGGCCGACGGCATACCTAAGGTCCTTTCCTCTGCTTCCGAGACCAGCTGCCTTACAGATCTTCGATCCTAAGTAGTAGCCTCTTCCGCAGAGCAATGCTTTCCAAGTTGAAGCAAAATGTCGCCCAAAGAACTGCCATAACAGCAGTCCCTGAAGGAGGACGGGAAGTCTATCCGTCGCTGCACTCAGGTCAAAAGAATAAATCTTCTGATCAAACGAGACAACCTTCAGAAGCCGTTTCACGGGCTTCATCTGGTCGAACGTTCCATCTTGAGGGATCTCCCGTAATACGGAAAAGATCCACTCATGCAGGGGCTTCAAGGCAACTTGCGTCCAATAATCCACCATGGCGAAAACCCGGGCTTTGCCCGCGGGTTCTATCTTTACAGATAGTCGGCCGTTTTTACTAGACCCATTTGGGTATTCTCTCCGCTTCCGAAGGGTTATCTCCTTTTGGGAGACATCTCCATCCGCTTTGAAAACCTTAATTTGCGATCTAATACGCTCAAGTACGGCAGACGACAACGTCATCTGTCGCGCTACGGGCGCGGCCTCCGCCACCTCTGTCATCAGCGTCCATAGGGATTTCGTAGTCCCCGTACCCCCCGGTGTTACCGAGAGGTATCGGAAAAGACTCCATCCCCACTTACCTTCGGTCCAATGCCTTGCGGAATTGAACCTACATCCGAAAGAGGTTGAAGGACCAACTTCCCCTTTCTCCCAATCAACGTTCGGGAGATCGGCCGAAGCTTTCATTAAGGGCAACACTGATGGTCTCCCAAGGACATCGGTCCCAACGTCCAAGAGTTTCTCACCTGTATGTACTTCTACGTCAGGGATGAACCTACTTCGAATGAAACGACACCATTCCTGAAGGAAAACCCTGTTAAGGGTAACCCCAGGATCCGTGATCGTGCCAAACTTATACTTCGGTTCAATTAACAGTATCCGATACATACCCAATAACGTGAGCCAAAACCTAATGGTGGATTCATCTCCCCTTCGAATGAAGGCCCGAGCGTAGCTCGGAATCACTCTAGGGAGACTAGAACCACCCACGGCCACAGCTACTTTCGAGATCGCTCTCGAGTTCACTTTAAGTTCTGACCCTGGCACACCCTGCATTAGCATAGTATGCGCAGTTTTCAAGTACTGGACTAGCCCAGGAACACCTTGCTTTCGTACCATATTCGCTACCCATTTTGCGAAGGTCGCTAATTGGATAATCTTACTTCGAGTCGGCCTACCTGACACTAATCTTGCCCATGAAATCATGGGCTCCATTAGATGTCTCCAGACTTTTAAATCTGGACGCCAATGGGCTAGTTTCGCGCTAACTCTAAGGTTTTCAATCTTGAGTAGTTTGAAGAGCATTTTAATTATTACATTAATTTGCCTAGTCCACCTTCGGTTTCCAACCTTTGACAGTTGGGCCGCAGGCGCTCCTGAGCGGAGGCGATAGGATCGCTGAAGGATTCCATTAGTAACCCACTTTGTTTCCACAGACCCCTCCCTTCTCTTACACCAACGGTGTCCCAAGAAGAGAATTCTCTGCTTCCACAAGGTAGCTCTTTTGGTACCTTCACCCTCGTCTGCCTGACGGCATACGAGATCCCGAGCGTTAGGCACTTCCGCTAACCTTCACCACCCTACTGGATTTTGGTTCCTCTAAGATTTCTCTCAGATTCACTACTCATCGGTACTGATGGGTCCGGCAAGCTTCCGATTCTAACGGAATGCTGCTTCTCCCGATTCTTAGTTTCACCAGCTTAAGGCTGTACTAAGCGCTGTGTTTCCATTCATGCTTATTAGTATTACTACGTTCAGTCACAGGTATAACCTTGGCTAACTTAGGCTCCTCTTACCAGTTGTTTTCAGAATCTTGGTGTCTCATCTTACAGAGCTCCGCTATTAACGTTTGTTCACCAGCATCTTATCTAGTCTCGGTCCCGCCGACGGGGTCTCTACTAATACGAAAGTCTAGTAGGGGCTTTCACCGCAAGGCGCCCGACAATCTTAGTTCCATCTCCCCATAGCCGGTATCGCTCCGGTAGTGGGTATTCGAGGTCTGTGCTCCGATCACGTTCTGCGTGACCGTACCCGTGCAAACGGAATACAGCGGCAAAGCTGCGTTACCGCCACACGCGGCGTGCTTGAGGCAGTGCCTCTACTTTGGTTCCAAGACCCGACGTGCCTACGGATCCAGTAAATCTACCACAGTCAGACTGACCGTGATGCCGACCCCTATGTCGACCTTTCTTGAAGTCTTCAAGATAGATATCGGTTTCCGGATACCTACGCATAGATTCCATTTGGGATCGCGTACAACCTCTAACCAGGTGCTTAGAGACGATTGGTTATCGTCCCCTGTGCACGAAGTCACTTAAGACATGTTGGAACCAACCAACGAATCTGAAGCTGACGTTGTCGCTTTAGGTTCCTGTTTGGAACCAGCCAGGGCATCGCCCTG